AGTGCTTTCTGTATTTGTCGTTTCCTTATAGATACGCTTTGTCTCCAAAGTGCTTCCGAATCATATACCTGACCTACTACACCTGCTTGAGCGAAAAAATGCTCTCTTGTTATGTCGTTGTACTCTGTCCATAATGGATCATACCCAGTTGGGTCGAGTATATTCAATTTCTCATATACTAAATCAGTAACACCCTGTAGAGTAAGACCAGTATAAATTCCTACATCAAATGAATAGTCTGTTGGATTTATCATATATTATTTATTAAAAAAGGCCATCACCTATCGATAATTGGTCGGATCCTGTATTTAATGGAGATATTCTACGATTTAGCTGTGTTGGTGTTAGGGCCCGTTTGTTATCAACATATTCTTGTCTACTTGGATCCTTACGAGTTGTTTTTGATGTAGACTGTGTTGTTAATTCGTTTTCAAGTAAATCTGGATCAACATATCTAAGGTTTATTATATCCGAGTAGTCTGGATATATTATCAACTCTCCCTCTTTAAAATTCAATGGATTATCTATATTATTATAACTACATAATATATCAACATTATCCACATTCTGATATAATGTGTCGGAAATAAGGTCAATCCTCATTTCTTCACCTCTCCGAACAAAATATTGTCTTGTAGATTCATTAAAAACATCAATATTGTAATTAAATGTCGTTTGTGTTAAGTCGTGAAATCCATTCGTAGATTTGAGTTCGTCTATATCGTATATCTTCATAATTTATATATTTTTTATTTAATCATTAACTATTCCACCAATTACCCACCCAGCTCTTGGCCTCTTCGAATTTCTCAGTACCGTAGTCTATTGCATCACCAGTAACCTCTTTTCCTTTATCAAGTACTGATTCAACTCCATTCTTAATATATTCAGTTGCATCTGCAACAGATTCCGTAAATTGCTCAGGTAAACTTGCTTCTGGTTGTATTTTATCTACCAAAACTTCTGGATCACTAACCTTTGTTTTTGGTATTACCGGAACTATTACATTACCAACCGAACCATCAGCATTCAGTGTGCTTATCTCACCATCTTCGCCTACATTCAACCCATATGCCTTTGACCAGAAAGTTGTACCGGGTTGTATAAGATAACCCTTCTTATTAACACCATCAGAAGTTTTACTTACTGTTCTCATTCCACCGGAATTGAATTTCGTAAATAGTTCTTGCATACCCTGGTCCCTAGCAGATTTTAATTCAATTTTTGCTGTAATATATGTTGGTAAATCATTAAAACTTAGTTGTGGTCCTTGTTTTATATCAACTTTAGTACATAACATATCACCGGAGCAAAATGTTGGTCGTAATGGATTACCGATTGTAACATGCCATGGTGTTGATGGTGCTCCAGATAGAGCAGCGAATATACCCAAAGCCTCGACTCTGTATTTAGCTGATATAAAGTCAGCTATATATTTTGTTACGTTATTTAACACACTTTGTATTTGTGACACACCAGCTGTCGCAGCCTCAGCCGCCTCCGCATCTCCAATAATTGTTCGGCCCAAAAACATAACAGCGGCAGTGGCCCCGTCTGATATTTTTTCACTTAGTGGTTTTCCATCATCTGCTATTTCATCTATACTGTCATTAAAAAGATTCTTCAATTTATCAATAGCTGATCCAAAGGCTGCAATCGTAGCTTTTATGAATTGTTTAATTGTTTCATTGGGATTGTGTATAAATTCTTTTATCTTCTTGTTGAGTGCAGTATCTCCACCACCACCAAGATAAAATTTAGACTCTGATGTACCCATTGCTAAAAGAATACCCAATATATCCATGTAGACAAATGTGGGATCAACTCCGGCAATGAATTTCTGTTCGTATGTAACTTCGAAAATAATAGATATTTTACCAGTCAATCCAGAACCATTCGTTCCATCAGTTACTAGTTTTCTTATTTTAGCATCTTTTATTAAGTTAGGATCACCAGAGGGTATAACAGCCGATTCATTTTCACCAATTAGACCGAATTTAACCATTAACCTTCTTTGTAATAATTCTGTTGCTCCTGGCATTGGTATAATATTATTACCACTTGATAATAAATCACCTATTTGGAATTTACTGAATCCAAAATCATCACCGACCTTATTAAGTAATTTCTTGAAACTAGCGTCTGCAACATCCCACTCCTCATTAACATTGAAATTTATAAAATCTTCGGTATTTTTAACATATCCAACTATTGTTGATATAGGTTTTCCCGGAGATTTATCATTCGTTATAGAATAGATATCATCGTTTATTGGATTTGCAAATCTTCTGAGTATTATCAGTCTATTATTTGGATATACACCAACATCTCTATTGTATGCAAAATCTGCTGGTCTTAATTTTAAGTGTGGTATATTATCAAATTCTCGTAATATCTTGTTAGTTGATATCTCATAAATGTCATTTGTGTGTATGTTTTCATCTTTTGATAATACACTTCTCTGTTTACCCTCTGTTTCGAATCTGTAGTATTTGTTTTTTGATGAAAAAATAGATTCAAATTCATCACCAGTTGCGTACTCACCAAGTGTTGATGATGTAGCTTTTCCGCTTGTTGATTTTATTTGAGTTACCGTAAGATTTAATGGTGATCCTGTTGAACTTCTAGATAATGCCATATTGAACTATATTTTCAGTATATATTATCGGAATTAAATCCCTTAGTAGTCTCTTATTATTTGAGAGCTACTAAATTTCGAAAGGTTTTCGAGTATTGATGATAATGTTGATGGGTCTTTTCTGAACTCATTGTAGAAAACAAGTACGTTGAAATCGTTTTTTCCTAACATTTTTTTGAGATTGAGAAGTTTGTTTATGGAGAACTCCTCGTTGAAATTTGGAATATAATAAATATCTTTATTTCTTTGGATAGCTTGTTCGATTCGATTGAATATTAATATTTTAAGATAGGTTTTATCCTCATTGAAATCAAGTTCTTCTTCATCAACAATTTTCTTTATGTCGATAATATACTTGTTTCTTATACGGTTGTTCTTAAAATACTTATCAACCTTTTTACGGTTTTTTGAATATACACAGAAAAAATTCATCAATTATTATAAAACTCTTTTGAATATATATATTACAACCTCATGTTCCCATCACTTCATAAACATACTTAATGTTACCAACATCATATATTCTATATATTTTCCGTTGTTTCATTATTTCGTGTTCACTCTTATCACTATCATATCCCTGTTTAACCAATCGACCTTTATTATAATTATACCTATTGTGTCTAATACCATCAATTATATAACTATACCCAGGTTTCGTATCCTTGATATAGGTAAATCCTATTTTTTCATAAAAATTACTATACCCAAACGTTTTATCATAATAACTGACTATTTCTTCTGATGTGTTTAAATATGTTTTCGTGAAATATTTGAGTATTCTAGAAGCTCCGCCAATTACATTGGTATTTAATACACTAGCAAACCTGGTCAGTTCATATTTATCGCCATTCTCACCCAATGGTTTCCTTGTTTTACCAAAACTCATAACAGATACTAATTCATCATTATATATCAGACCGATTCTATATTTTGAATTCACACTACCCTGAAGATGGTTTTTTTGTAAAAATTCCTTAGATTCTTTGTGTGTTATTTCTGATATGGTACATTTTCTAGCAAATATTTTATTTAGGTTTAAATTAAATTTATTACGTATAATTGATTTGATAATATCCTGTTTATATTCCCAATCATCAGACCATACTTGTATCAGTTCAACACCAACTTCTTTACATAATATATTTTTTCGTAAATGATAGTTTTTTGATTTATTCAACTCACTATGCCAAAACAACCCATTATACTCAAAAGCCATTTTTAAATCGGGTAAATATATGTCTAATTCCAATGGGTGTATAACTGATTTAGTATTCTCCAATATTTCACCATCATATATCGATTTTATATAATTGAGAAGTTCTTTTTCCTGTTGTGATTTATTATCAGATACCGGGAAACACTCAGTACAAGTATTTAGGTTCATAACTCTTCTATTACATAATAATGTATTCGTTATATCGTATTTATGTCCTTTATCACATAATATATTATAAACACCATTTTCATAGTTGATTATATTTATATCGGTGTAGAAATCCACACATTTGTTTTTCCAAGATTTTGTTAATTTTTTGCTTATTTTTTTTTTAATTTCACTATTTTTACTTGGATTTATATTACCATATTTCTTTTTATTTGTTTGTTGGATTTTATCTATTATATGTGGGGATGAGAATACATTTTCATATCCATATTTTCTTAAATTTGTTTTGGATATTGATTCCTTTACATACTCACTGGATAGGAAAAATTCAACACCATATTTAGACATATTTGTTTCCTTAACACGAGTATTATATTCGGATGTTTGTGTATAATATTCACTTCCATACTTTTCCATAGTTGTTTTCCTCACCTTGAATTGAGCACATTTACTACTACAAGAATAAGTGTTCTGGTTTTGTATATTTTTGAGATATTTTTGATACATTATAAATTTCTCACATTCACAGATATCACACTTGACATTTATTTTAACATGGCTACCACACTGTAAATCTGATACTTTAATAGATGTAATTTTACCAATATTACAATCATATCCCCTGGATTTATAATATGTTACTGTTTTTTTACTTATCTTAATATCAACTATGTTATCTAAAATCATAATAGTGCCTAATCTTCTATGGGGGTATATACTAATAGTTGATACTGTGGTTTAAAATATTAATATATAATATATGAGAAAATATTCCGAGAAATTTATTCACGAACATAAGAAACTATCAAATGCGGTAATAGGTATGGAGTTCGAGTTTTATATGGTAGATATTTCATATTATAAAACAATGGAGATATTGAATAAGGAACTATCGCCTGTCAAGGTTCATGGGTTTAGACAATATCACTCCAGTTTCACACCAGATGCCGAGAATTTTAAGATAGAACCTGATTTATCCGGTGGAAGTAACATGGTAGAACTTATAACAGGCCCACTACAGTATGTTGAGGCCAAATACTTTCTAGCCAAGATTTTGAATTTCATACGTAGATATGGTAAAACAACTGATAAATGTTCATTACACTTTAACATTTCATTTCAGGGTGATATAAATTTAAATGATTTGAATATCCTAAAATTAATATTAAACACTGATGAAGATGAAATATACAGATTCTTTCCTGGTAGGAAAAACAACATATATTCAAAATCAGTTAAAAACCTAATACCATTTAAACAGTATGATTTCTTTAATGTGAATATAGATTCTGTTAGTAATTCAATGAAGCTACCGAATGATAAGTATTTTGGTATAAACTTCATAAATACGCCAAATAGTAAAAAAGATCAGAGAATTGAGTATAGGTATATTGGTGGTACTGATTATGAGAAGAATATAGGCACTATTTTATATTTCATGGATAGATTCGTTCTAGATACATATGCTTCTATTGACCTGCCGTTTGATACATCAGATTCGAAGAAATTGGAAGAGTATATGGAAGAGAATATCGATAAATTTAAAACATTCTATAAATTTGATAAATTTATTGTTGAATTTCCATCTATCGAGTTACAAGTGGACCAAGATGGTACATTTGAGGTTGTTGATTCAAACTTCGGACGTATGTTTAACCAATTATTCAATTTAATTGAGAGTGTTGATGATCTTAAAGATTGTATCATAAATTTTGATACTGATAGGAAAATATTAGAGGTCGTTGATGCACAGATAAAATCAATAATGACAGTTAATAAGATTGAGTTCATAAATTGTATGATAATAGACGGTATCTATGATACATGTAATTTCCATGGTTGTGAGGTATCGAATTCACAATTATCAAAATCAACTATACACAATTCAGATATTAAAGAATCTAAGATACTTGCTTGTCACGTAGAGCAATCAAATCTAGAAGACTGTTATTTTATGAATGGGTTTTTGAATGGTGATATGGTCGGTGGTATATTCCGATCAGGTGAGTTAGGACCGTTTGCCTCAATATCATCAGAAACCAGAGTCGTTACGGATAATGGTTATGGTAACTTCTTCGATACTAAATTCGATAGTGATGGTAAGTCTGATAAAGAAAGTATGATGAAATTTAAAAAAACTTGATACTCCATAAATATATCGTTACATTTGTGTAATGTATATTCCTAAATTAGAAGAAATATTAGAGAAAGCTAATGTGCATCCATCGAGAGTAAAGGGTTGTTACGTATTTGGTTCTAATGTTTACAAAACGAACCGTGTTGGTGTATCAGATTGGGATATCAAATTGATTGCAAATGGAACAGTATCAAATCTAGAATTGAGAAGAGGTTTGTTCAACATACATATAATAACACCACAAGATTTTGAGAAACAGTTGAAACAACACAAACCGGGTTCGGTCGAATGTGTTCTTGCTCCTGATGAATTTAAAATTAAAGATGGTGATTTCCCATTCACACTCGATATACCAACTCTAAGACATTCATTCTCACACGCATCATCCAATTCTTGGGTTAAGTGTAAGAAGAAGATTATACAAGGTGATAGGGACATTGGTATGAAATCATTATACCACTCGATGAGAATTACAATGTTTGGAAAACAAATAGCTGAGACTGGTACTATAACTGATTGGACAGTTGCAAATCATATATTTGATAAATTGTACAGTCGATATGATTGGACTTGGGAGGAACTTTATGAAGAGTTTCGAGAACAAAAAAATCGTATAATGACACAATTTAGAGAATCAACACAAAAATAGAGATGGGAGATATCAACATACGTAAATATTTCGACATTGAGTATATGTGTAAACATCAAACAAATTACTTTCCTGAAAATGATAAGGTCATTTGTGAGAAATATTTATCGGATAAGATAATGACGATGGATGTCTTAGTGATGTTCTGTGAATCACACATTGAAAATGTCGGTGATATGGTTGATGGTAATATGACATTCCGGTATACTGAAGATGATAGTGATGTAACTATTGTCGGAAGATGGAATTATGAGACCGAGTATCCATCAGAAATAATTTCGAAAGAAGGAAAAATAAATAATAAATGAAAATAGATAAACAAAATATATTCTTCGCATCGGATTTTCATCTTGGTCACGCTAACGTGATTAAGCATGATGATAGGCCGTTTGAGAATGTCGATGATATGCATCATGCAATCATTGAAAACTGGAATGCCGTTGTCGGGAAAGATGATTTAACATTCTTCCTCGGTGATTTGTATTACAAATGTCACTGGACAGTGGCTAAAGAAATCGTTGATCAGATGAATGGTCGAATGCATGCTATCATGGGTAACCACGATAGATATAAGTACATGCAGAAGTTAGATAGGTTCGAACGAATCTATGGTGATGATACGGCTCTAGGAGGAGCCACGATACATGTAAAGGATGGAGATGCTAATAGAGGTTGGCAAACGATAGTTATGTGTCATTATATGATATTCTCGTGGAACAAAGGACATTATGGTGCATGGCATCTACACGGACACTCACATCAGTCAATAGCTAAAAATCCGAATGTGAATTGGTTATATGATAGAAAAGTTCTTGATATGGGTTGTAATGGATGGGAGTATTCACCAGTATCATATCAACGTATTAAAGAAGAGATGGCTACTAAGATTATCAAACCAGTGGATCACCACGAATAAACTTATTCGTATTAAGTTATATAAGATTTGTGAAAGAATTACTAGAACTGGTTAATAGTCACTACCAATTAAATGAGGAATCCGTTAAGATATTTACCAAATCAATGGAGAATTCGTTTAGTTCTGAACTTGGTGTGGAGAATGTTGATTTAATTACATCAACACCAGTGTTCTTTGCTATGTTATTGAATAGATTACAAGACTCTGTTGAAATGACATATGGTGATTCTGAAGAGATGTCTACATTCAGATTTAAAGTTAATATAGATACTGATAACCCACACGCAACAACTGAGTATTATCTATCAGAATTGACTACAATTATTTCTGATAGTATTGGTGAAAGTATATCTACTAAGTCTTTTAATAATATTGAAATTAGTTTGATACGTTTAGGTGTATTGGACCGTGATATCAACTGTGATATCCGAATGGTTGGGTATTAATTCTTGTCGTGGTCATTTACGACACCTGACCAATATTTAGCCTTTTCGGATGTTATCCCAAGACCCTCAATCATTTTCTTAATCATATCTTCGTTGCTAGTGAAAGGTGCATTGTCTTCAACCCATTGTATAACAGACAGACTCTCATCAGCATCATTTTCATTTACTAGACGGTTATTAAATATCGGATATAATTCTCGAACAAGTGTTCTATCTTCTGGTACTCTATCACCTCCTGATGAAGCCATTATATGTTCGGAAGCTCTTTGTATATTATCTTGTGTTATTGTAGAATATCCAAGATCTTTGGATATTTCCCTGGCCAAATGTTGAAAATCATCACTATCGTTTCTATTAAAACTTCTAATTGTCACAATAGCTGCCTCGATATCATACTTAACAGCTTCTTCATTAATAATGTATGAACGTATCAAAGTTCGTCTGTTGTGTGGGATGTCTATGTTTTCAAGTAAATCGAGTAATGATTTATTCATGTTCTTAACTTTAACAGATAGAACTTCTTCAAAATCAACGTCACTTGTGTATCTCTCAGATAGGTTTTGAATTCTTACTTTGGTATTCACCAACTTCGAATCTTCAATCTTACTATTCTCACTCATAAGATTTTCAATCTTTGAATCTAGTAACCGGTGATCCCTGGACTCGTTTTTCATTGATTCCAATAACTTTATAGTCTTTTTATTTCCAGTCTCTTCAAACATGTCTAAAATGGCTTCTACGACATGTTCTTTACCCTTTACACTAAGCGTACCGTTTGCAAGTGTCTTATGTATAGCACCAGAGGCACCAACGGATAGATAATTATCCATTATCATGTGTAGTTTTGATTTAAGTTGATTCAGTTCAGATATTTCTATATTTTCCTGTTTAGGTTCTTGATCAACTTTTACTTTAGATATTGTAGAGAATTTTTTCATAGATTATATATTAAATCTATTTAACCAGTTTCTAAGTCTTAGACTTTTCAGCTTTTCTCTTTTCAATTTCACGTAACTTCTCAGCTTTCTTAGCTGGGTCGTAGGCGATAAGTAGAACGTAGTGAAATAGTCCGGAAAATCCGATTACAGCAAATGATGTATATAAGAAATTTAATAGCCAGTACGGTGATACTATAATCAATGAAAAATTCCCTAGTACAAGTATTGCAATGAAAGCTACCCAATGTCCAAGACACCAAGGACAGTGTAACATCTTTTCTAAAAATTTATTCCTTTTAGATACCGCCTCTCGAAAACCTAGGAACATTGAACTCATCGTTATGGTGAAACTTATTGATCCAACTACGGAAGCCATTATTATTAATTCTGTTATCATTATTGTTTGTTTTATGTGTTAATATTTGTTTGTACAAACATAGTCATAAAATACAAAGTGTACAAACTTAATTGTTTAATTTATTGAACTCTAAAAAAAAAACCCGATACACTTTCATGCATCGGGTTCAATTCATTAGACTCTTTTATTTATAGAGTGTCTTTGTAAGATTGTACATCTACTCTCACATCTTGTGCTAGTGACTTAACATCCTGCATGATTTTTCGTACTCTCGTACCAGATGTTTTATTGCCTTTAACAAAGAATTTTTCAAATTCATCTTTGGCTAGGTACTTTTTTCCTTTAATCTCTATTTCCTCTGTTAAGAGTTTTAGTATCTCATCATATTTATCAACGTATTCCATTGTATTGAATTATTTTTTATAGATTATATATCATTATTAATCCATCCCGTAAATCTTTCTTTGAAAGTTAAACGTCTTTTTTGTGCATTTACTAGATTATCATATTCTAAATCGAGTATTTTTGATTTCAATTGGTCAGTGGTTTTGACCATTCTATTTATAGTCTCTAATGATTCTCGTTCTTTTATTTCCAAGTTATCGGAAACCCTTTTATATCTAGAGTATAGTGTTTTATAATATTTTCGAAAATTAAATAAATATGATTTCCACTGGTCAGGTTTAAGATTGTCATTAAAATCTGATGTCATTAATTCATCTAATATTTCTTCATTTTCTAAAATATTACTCATAAACCAATGTGTGATTTTTTGTGTTTATTAATATTAATAACATCTCTCAATATCATTTCACTTTCAACTTTTTTCTTAATTTCCAAATGTGCTCTCAAATCCGAACATTCTAAAATAGATAACTTTCCGAATTCTATAACATTTCTGACATGATTAGAATCGAGTATATTTTGGTCAATCTTATCAATCTGTTCGTTGAAGGTTAATACTATATGTATATTAGTATCTACCATACTATCCGTCATTTGAATTACATTAGAAGTGAAATAATTCATTTTTGAGAATTGTGAATTTGTTATAAACTCACAATCATCGATGAATAGTACAACCTTTGGGTACCTAGATATAAGATTTCTAAATTCTGGATTATTTATAGAATGATCTAGTAGGTTATTCGGTATGAAAATAGATAATTCATCAGTTTTATTTGAGATGTATTTAAGACAATTAGTCTTACCAGTTCCACGCACACCACAAAGAATACTAATACCACTATCTTCTACGCTCAGTGATTTAACTAATTTCTTCATTTTTGTATACACTTTCTTTGTGTAGAATAAATGAGTGTTTTCAAAATCAGAATGTGTAACCATAGGTTCTGTTTCTAGTGATCCTTCTTTTAGACAAAGAAGATTTTCACGATCAATGTCTACTTCACCATCAACAGATGATTCACTAGATATCTCTTTAACTAGTTCCGAAACTACAACGATATGATTAACATCATATATTATCTGTATATCACTATCGAACTTTTTCTCATATCCATCAATTGAGATATATGTTATCCATATACCATCATTTAATTTCACAAAATATTTAATATTTTCGATGTAATCATCTTTGAGTGTTACGATATCGGATGATATGCTTTCTAATTTCCTATCTGGAAATTTTTTGGATAAAATATCACCTAACAATACATCATCAATGTTGTGATGCAAGAATGATTTCGATGGCCTTTTACCTATTTCACCCCAAACATATAAAAAGTCTGGAGTGTGTGTGTCGTTACTATTTATGTTTAGTTTAATATTAGTCATTTCCTGGTTTCTTTTATTAAACTCTATATAGATGGTCCATCTACTATCGAACCGTCATTATTTAAGGGTCCATCAACTGTTGGTCCTTCTGGCATATTATCAAACATACCTTTATTTTTCTCTTGTTCAATTAAGTTTTTAATGAATTCTCTCTTCATTTTCTCCATTCTTTTCTTAGTATTTTCAATGTTTTCTTTTCTCTCATTAAGTTTTTTCTTGTGATTCTTTCGATGTTTAGATTTTGCCATAATTCTTGTTATTTTTATTTATACTTAGATTTACTCACTTTGTTGATTATTGAATACTACATCATACCTTTCTTTAATTCCTTCTAAATCTTCCAGACTTAGGTTTGTAAGTGTTGTTCCGTCTGGTAACTTAACATCATATACATAAACAATGTCATTTGCTAGTTTCTGAACAGTCTTTATCTCTTCATATATATCTTCTGTTTGTGTGAATTTACTAAGGTCAGCTTCCGTGAATGTGAAATCATATCCATTCTCTATATCACCAAGTTGATTTTTCAAATCTAAAATTTCACCATCTAATGTATTTCTATCGTCCTCATCATCACTTCGGTCTTTCTCCCTCTCTTTCTTACGTATTTGTGCCTTTATCTTATCAATTACATTACCAAGATTTGATGGACTTATTAATTTCATAAGAAATGCTAGTATCGAATCAATGCCTTTCTTGAGTTTAGCAATTGGTGTGTAGATACCAATCATTATTAGTATAGCAATATTCAATGGCATCGTTATTACGGTGAAAACCGCAGTCGGTAACAATAATGTTAATTGTTTAAGTGGATCAAGATAATCAACCACATTAGTCAACCTTTTAGCCAATTTACTCAAAACCTCTATTATGTTGAGTACTAAGGCTATTGCGGCAGGTACATTCCACGGTGGAGCCGCAACCATAACAGCCATTGCCGGAATACTAACTCCAAATGAAATAACTGATTTAATAAGGTCTTGCATAAGAGCCTTCTGTTCTGATATTATCTTGAATAGAGCTTTCTTAACATCGGCCACTATCTTCTTAGCTTCTTCAATGAATTGGTCTCTTTTCTCCTTAGCGTTTGCCTTTGCTTTCTCTTTTTGTTTTTGTCGTTCGGCTTTTCTTTCCACACGTTTCTTCTCTCTTTCAATATTTTTCTCTTCTCTACGTTTTAGTCGTTCCTGTCTCTTAACTTCTGATTCGTTCTCTGGTACTATTTCATCTTCATCATCTTCATCATCAAAATCATCTGGCTCGCTTAATATTCTACCTTCTAATGGGAATACAAGTTTTTTAAGATTGGTATTAACCGAACCAGATAATGCTTTTTCTTTATCTTGGCCTTTTAGGAACTGTGATGCCTTACCTTCTGGTGTTTCATCTTCTTCATCAGGACCATCTATCATCAAATCAATATGCTCTTTTGACATTGCTGGATTTTTAGATGCGATTATTTTCTTAGCTATTTCTTCATAAGAAAGGAATGAAGCCACAATTACATTCACAATACTTGCTGATGAGTCACCATCAAATATCATTCCTTTGAGTTTATCAATATTATCTTCTAGACCGACAGTACTTGGATTGGAAGGCATAAATAGGTTTTATTTTGAACTATCTATTAAACTTCTTCTTCTTGCTCAATTTTATTTAGTATGTAATTAAAGTTTTTTGGAATGTCAAATTTATACTTGGCACTTAACCTATTTGAGAACTCAGCACCTGTGAATTTAACCAAAATCTTAAATGTTAGTAGCTCATCATCATTTAATGACATACGGACTTTCATATTGAAGTCATTGAGTTCATCTTCTGATGTACTTTTCTCAAATTTTACATGGTAGTCAAAGTCTATATCTATATTATCATAATTAACTCGGAAAAATGTTCTTGATGGGATTCTGTGTAGCTCATCTCCTTTCTTAGAAAGATAATATACTGGCCTTTCCAAACATCTAAGTTTTTCAACAAAAACTTTCATTAATTTCATTTTCAAAGAGCCAGATGATCGTTTGTAACCATCATCTAACTTTTCAACTTCCTCACTTTTATTTTCAATCAAAGATGATGTGAATATGTGTTCTAGTATTCTAGAATTCAATATAACTATTTTAACCTCACTCCATTCATCTTTAGCCTTTTCATAGTTCTGTAACAATAGTTCAGGAGATTTCCAAACCATTTTAAGTAAGTCTGAGAACATAAGTATATTTTTATCAAATTCGGGCATCAATTCACCAAGATGTTTATATCTAGGATCACGGTGTCTTATATTAAAAAATTCAAAATATCCAATTGAGTCAATTCTCTTTGTATCAATGAATTTCTCTATGTGTGCTTGTACGGCCTTAGTTGCGTTTTCGTAAGTTATTCTTACAAATTCTTGTGTTAATTTATTCCACTTTTTAATATTCTCATCATCATATAGTTTTTGTGTATCAGTACCGATAAATTCATCAGCAAATGTGTTAAAAGCTGATGTTCTTTGTGTTTGCATGTTTTTATTTAAGAAAAGTGAAAATTGTTTACCAGTTATATCCTCAATTACAATATCTTCTTGGTGATCATCATCTTTATTCGGACCCAACCAATAAATACTTTTTATTTGACTAGGTAATAATTTATCATCACCCAGCAGTTTATCTATTATGTTTCTAGCAATTAATCTGTTGTTGGTTAATTTAGACCAATCTCTTTCTATATTGAAATCAATATCATCAAAGACAAACTTAAGTTTGGAAAGGTCGGTATCTTCTTCACACTTATCATTAAAGAATTTACCCAGTTTCAACCGATTCTTACTCATAACAAGGTTTTTGAGGTCGTTTACAAAGACATCTGAGTTTTCGGAATATCTAGCTTTCTGACCTTGGTCCAAAATATCGTCTAAAAATTCATTATTCAATAATACCATTGATATACAAATCTCGTCAATAAGGCTATTATTGGAATAATCTTTCCTGTTCGATTCAACAATAAATTCAAAATATTTTTTCAACATAACTTCATTATATATTTTATTCTGAAACTGGTTTCTTGAAGAAGTTTCATTCTTAATATATATAACATGGCAGACGGTCTAAACAATTTTTTTCAAACAGCAGGTAATAAACTAAATGACGCTATTGGTAATCCAAGAGCTGGGCAAAGACCTGGTTTGAACGATAAGAATCATCCATCTAATAAGCACGTTAATAATAGAACGGGAAATCCTGATGGTAAGGGTATGGTTTCGTTAGTGGAAACATTAACTGATAAAACGAAAAGTCAATCACCGGGTTTCACACCTATTGAATACTATAAGACGGTGAGTTCTGAGTGGTCTGGTGATAGTCCAGAGTTTAAAATATTACCACCAGACACATCTGAAATGAGGAATACATTGGATGCATATAAAAGTTTGGCTGGGACGGATGGTGATTATGATAATTATGGTGATATATCGACAAGTGATTTTAAGTATAAATTACGTGCAGATGAGGCTGGAACTGTTTTACAGTCATTTGATACAGCAACTAATATAAATTCATTCGAACAAAGTAAGTCACGTATATGGAATTATGATGAAGGTGATTTTATTTCAAATCATGATAATGAGGATCCCGTATTTTTTGGATTCGATGTGGTTATTGATGTGGATAATTCACCTCTTTTAAATGGTAACCTAGAAGAATTTTTATTGGGTGAATGGTCAAACGGATTAGATGATGAGATGTCTGAAAGACTTGTTATATATTATGAGTTTGTTAGAGAATTGAGTAAGTATTTCAGATTCACAAGAAGTATAGACTTTATTGGATCAGAGCCCGAATCTATTTTTAAGACAGATTATGGAATTGAAGGTGAGAATAGAAATAAATTCTACTACGTTCGTGGTGTATCAGGTCTTGATAATTTATCAGAAGGTAACACACCGGGAAAACAAAAGGCATTTGTAGATTATTTAACTGATAATTTAACTTTTGATTTTTACGAAGATACTACTTTAAATATGGGTACATTATACTCATTATATAAAAAGTTATATTGGTCAAAGATTAATGGTAAATCATTATGTCCAGAAAACCTACTTCGTTTTGATATGAAGATAAATGTTTCTGAGATGAGGAATTTTGTCCAGATTAAGAAGGGAGCTTCTGTTGAAGATAATTTATCCAAATTAGAAATGATAAAAGCAAACCTATCCAAATATGTCTATTATGTGTATGAGTGTCAGTTCTTTTTTGATAAACCAGTACATCCGAATTCGATTGATTTATCTACTAAGCCAGTATCTATGGATAAGTGGTCAACTCAGATTTCTTATAAATATTCAAACGTGTCTTTTGTCAGGTATAATCCTGCAAAGGATACTTATAAGGAATTATATGATTACTCAATATTTCCACAACCAATTAATCCATCGGTTGTTATTCCGAGAAGAAATGGATTTATTTTAAATGTCGGAAATTGGAAACTGAAAGACTCTTCACCAAATGGTTCTGTTATGAAGGTGAATGAAGGTGATACTAGAACACCAGTAGCGTTAGAATCTTACTCAAAAGACCAAAAGACTTCGGCAACATCCAGATTATTAAACGGACTAAAAAATGCTGCCTTACAAGAGGCTCAAAGGCAATTGAATACACAGTTCTCACTAATAAACAACTCACTGGACCAACTTAGAAATTCGATGGGTATAGGTAGGATGCCAGCTCCAACAAATGTTTATCAATCACAGATTGTCGATGGTGTGTCAAACCAATTCTTTTTTGATATTAGAAACTCTCTTAGAGATTTTGGAGGAGATGTATTAACTAATACGATCACTGGTGGGTGATATTAATCAATATATAAATCATGCAAATCAATAAATCTAAAACCTATATAGGTGTGGTCGAGGTAAATATTGACCCAAAACGACTCGGTAGATGTCGTATAAGAATATTAGATGTTTTTGATGATATTCCGACTGATGATATTCCATGGGCATCACCATGGAAAGATATAAATGGTAATGAGTTTAATGTACCAGAAGTTGGTAAGGTTCTCACTTGTGTTTTTGATTCCGGTAATATTTATAAACCAGAATATATCTTTGCTGATCATTATAATATGAATCTAGAAAACAAATTAAAGGATTTGTCAGAACAAGGATATAAGTCCATGAAGACAATGTTGTTTGACCACAAGACACAGATATATTCGAACGATGATGAGGGATTGATGATGGATTATAAATTCAACAATATAAATATTAAAAATTCAACAATCGATATAAATTTAAAGGATAATTACTCAAAATTATCACTTGGTGATGCCAATGCTGACCAACAAGTTATCTTGGGTACTAATTACATGAAATGGATGGATAAATTCATAAAACAATTGGCCGGACTGGGTAGTGGTCCATATATGGGTAATCAGGGTGCTCCAGTTCAACCAATGCCAGGATTTATAGACGTATTGAATGAGTATTTTGAATTACGTGATCCAAAGTTCTTATCAAATAATGTCTATACTAATAGTAATTCTAAGATAAAGACTGTTAGTGATAATGCTTCAAATAGAAAAAGTGATCAAGTTATTGGAGATGATTGGAAATCGACTAAAAAAGTTTCACAAGTTTCGATGGCATTTGATGATGATGTACCTGGTTACGTTCCATTATTAGATCCTAATAACGATGCAAATGTTACGGAAGATCCAACTATTGAAGTTGTAAAGAGTGCTCCTGTTTATGTTGATGAAAAGGTTGGACCATCTGGTGGTGTTATAAGTGACTTTGCTAAAAATATAGTTGAGGTGAGTCTTACGCAAGAAGGTGTTCGTGAAGACCCAGAGAATTCCAATACTGGTAAGGATATTTATATCTACCAAGCTTCTACATGGTTAAAACCTAGTAAAATTCCTGGACCTGGTTGGCCATGGTGTGCCGCCTTTGTGTGTTTCTGTTTTAAGGCAGTTTCTAATATGGATAATATTAAATATTCATTCACATTACCCAAAACTGCCGGAGCATATGATTTCGAGAACTGGGCTCGGCAGAATCAAAATTTTGTCGATGTACTAAAACCACCATTTGAAAAAATATTACCTGGTGATATAATCGTATTTAATTTTAGCCACATCGGTATTTCATTGAGTGATATAAAGAATAACAAAATATCAACCATGGAAGGCAATACCAATAAGAAAGGTAGTAGTGAGGGTGATGGTGTTTATAAGAAGACACGATCAACGAAATTGATAAGAAGTGTTATTAGAATAAAATATGATGAGAATAGAGTTGATTTATTACCTAGTAATCAAATAACTTAAATTCATTTCATTTCATATTTTAGTAATCATAGAAAATTATTATAAGATTATCTTTTTAACTGAATAGGGATATTCTCTATTTTTATAAAACTTCTTACGTTCCATGAAGTGCCTGTATAATATGTTATTCGGATTCACATCTGTAAATATATCAACAAGGTCGAATATCATGGCAGTTGCCTTATCCTTATGTAGTCTAAGAGCTCTACCGATAGATTGTATGATAATCTGTTCAGACTTGAAAGAGTCAGCAAATATGACGTTAAAAATAGCTTTAATTGAGACTCCCGTACTTAATGTCCCGTACTCAATAAGAGGCAACTAATACCTTAGTCGCCCCTTCTTCTCTAATTTCTTTTCTTTTATCGATTATTCTTGCCATTATATATTTATTGTTTTTATTTTACAATTTAGTAGTGATATACTTACATCATTTAAATCTTTTTCCTGTATAGTAATATCTTTATCTATATACTTTCTGTACTGAAATTATATTCTCTTACCACCTCATTCATACTATTTAATATTTCCGTTTATCCTCATCAGCATTTATTACCCCCTTGATATCATTCCGAAGGGTTTCGATGAATTTATCATCTATATCATCATTTTTATTTATATCACTGGCTTTTTTATACTTACCATCACTTAATAATATCATTTTATCAGATTTCACATCAATTTCATATCTACCAAAATTTAAAATGGTATATTCCACTTTTGTTTGTGTTTCTTCCATCTTAGCCTTTATGATTTCTCTCTGCTTGTTCTTAACAGAACCATCAATATAATAGAACTCTTTATCAGGACATTCATTAGTAAGGTATTTCAATAATGACTCACCATGTTCGATTGAGTGAAAAAGTATAAGTGTGTTCTTATCACATCGTTTTACTATCTTACTTATGATATCTTTTCGTTTGACAGATTCTTGTATGTATTTCTTCTCGAAGTTTAAAACTTCTTTACCCAATCCTCCTCTACGTATTTCTTCCATTTGTCTTTCGAAAGATGGATCAGCATGGTTCATTATAACCGCCTTTACTTTCATCGGTGTTATGATACCTTTTTCTTTCAAATGAGTTGCTGATACTTCTGTAATTTTTGGACCTAATACAGATTGTATTGTGAGTATTTCACAAGAATCATCAGGTGGAAATGTACCAGAAACACCAAATCTTGAATAGGCGTGTCCAATTGTTTTTTTCAATATGGTTAGTGTTGTCTGGGCCTTAGCCCCGTGAGCTTCATCACAAGCAACTGTATGAAATTGTTTGAAGAATTCTTTTGGCCACTTCTCTAGTGATTGGTAAGTACCGATGTAGATATTAGCATCTTTAACACCAGAATGTTTTCTTGGTTTATCAGACATAACTTCTTCTATTCTAAGAGTACATGGCATTGAAGGTTTTCCCTCACCACCAACAAGTAGTTCTTCTAATTTATCATCTTTAACTTCGGCCAGGGTTTGCTCACCATAATTATATTCGAGTAAGTTATCGTAGAACTGTGTGACCAGTGTAATTGATGGTACAATCATCAAAAACTTAGCATCCGGGTTTAGGTTTTTAAGAGTGTAAAATATAACAATTGATATTATGAGTGATTTACCACCAGAAGTGGCAACCTCAGCCATACAATATCTATTTTTTAATATCTTAAAAGCAGTATCAATCTGATGGTCGTAAGGCATAAAGTCTGACCACCCACCATCTTTATTTTTAACTTTATGTTTATTAAAAAATTCATCACAGAATTCCCTAACACTATTCATCGTAACTTCTCTATTTAATGGAAAATCTTCTTTATTCTCAACCTGAAAATTTGCACCAATTTCCTTGGCGGCTTTTAAACATTCTTTCCAGAGTCCTAGATTTACATGACCATCTCTAAAATATGAATTTTGACCATTCCATATACCCATTTTATAAGCAGGCATAAATCGGTACCCCTTCACATTTCTAGATAACCATATTTCCAATTGGTGATATTCTATTCTTGATGCTTCTGTAACAACAAGTTCTTCCTTAACTTTATCATATTTAAACTTCATATCTAATATTATATTATTTGCCCGAATTTTTGTTGTAAATAATTGATTACTAAAATATTCCGTGGGAGGGAACGGTTTTTTATATATATTAAAAATTAATTACACGTAGAATGAGATTATTGAGATGGATTGTTTCTTTTTTCAGAGGTCTTTTTAGATCTGACAAGATTGAAGAAGAAGTTAAAGAAGTGGTTGTGGATAAAGTTTCGGAACCAATAAAAGTTGAGTATGTAACGAAAGTTGACGAGCCTGTAGTGTCTAAGCCTAAGAAAAAGTACAAACCTCGTAAGAAAAGTACTAAGAAATCTTCTGAAGTGAAGTCGGTAAAGGATGGTTTGAAAAAGCCTTCAAAAAAAGACAAACCTCGTAAGAAGAAAGATTAACTTTCGTAGTTAATATATACTTCAAACGGACTTAGGACCGTTATGACATCGGCTCGTTCATCGGGTAGGTCAGAGAAACCATTGAGATTCGCTCCTTAATGGTTTTTTCTGTTAATAATACCTAAATTTGGCCCGTCGGTAAGTTATCCGTACATTTACAAACATGAAGATGAATTTCACTATTATTAATAAGAATTATAAAAGGTCAATAGAGGTGATGGAATTATTTCCACAGATTCAACAATATTTTGACCATAAGTTTGAATGGGGAGATATGGTGGATATGAAATTACACAAAATGTGTAATTTATACGTTGAATTCCATGAATGTAATGTTCGTAAATTGGATTTAATGTTGGGTAAAACAACTATCGACTTCAAAACATTGAAGACTATGATGGTGGATAGTGTTTATAAATGTTTAGATCAAGCCACACATCGTTGTAAAAAAGATACATTATATGACAGTAGTTATGAATTAAATTGTCTATGGGATGCTGCTGAACGTTTTGAAAACCTAACAAAGAAGGAATTTGATAAGTGCTTTAATGATATGAAACGATGGGAGGCTCTCTTCCCATATCTATATAGGCTTGAATTGGCGGTTAATTGGGATTTATCCGTTGAAATCATAAATTATTCTGTTTTCAATGGTTTGGAATTGAGTAAGGAAATTATGGGAATGACCGATTCGTATCAATTTCATACTCATGAAATTGTTTCTAAATCTTTAATAAAAAAAGCACATAAGGAAATAATAGTTAATATAGAAACTAATAAAATGGTAAATGATATTATGAGTACACTTTACTCACCGACATCACCACATGTAAATCTAGACTTACTTAAAAGGAAATTAGTTAAAGAGCTTAGCCATCTTGACAAGGAGAAGTTTAATAGAAATTCAAAACTAAATTCGATACTTTGACTAGGTTGATGGAAAATACTTCTCTCTTTTAATTCGATACTTCTACATTAAGATTTTTTTAGTGTGTGATAGGTGTCTGGCTTAGTTATTTTCTTAACATATTTCCTTGCCTTCTTCAATGTCTTAAAATGTGCTGGTCTATGCAACCCCATATAAATACAGTGAAATTTCTCATACGGTTCCCAGAAATGATTCATAGAGAATACTCTATTCTTTACCTGGACGACCCCAACAAGGAATTTCCCGTTTCGTTCTAATATTTTATAATCTGTTGCCATTGTTTTTATCCTTCACAATTTATCATAAATGTAGGAATTGGTAATAAAAAGTGTTATAACCCCTATATTGGCTTACTATTACCCAATAGTCAGAATTCTGATACTTAACCTCGTATATTATCTCTAATTCATTCATTTTCTAACATCTAAAACCTCATCAATCATTCCGTATTTTAGAGCGTCTGTTGAGCTCATCCAGTAATTACGATCAGAGTCTTGAAATACTTTTTCGTAATTTTGACCAGTGTTTTTTGATATAATGTTATATAGTTCTTTCTTCAGAGAGTTTATTTCCTTAGCTTCAATCTCCATATCTGATGCTTGTTGCATCCATCCACCACCGATTGGTTGATGTATCATCGTTCTACTTCTTTTAAGAGCTTTTCGTTTACCCTTTGTACCAGAACATAGAATAACAGCTCCCATTGAAGCACATAGTCCCGTATTAACTGTTATGATATCTGGTTTTATATACTCCATTACATCCAATAGTCCAAGACCGTCATATACTGACCCACCAGGTGAATTTACATATAGAGTAATGTCTTCATCACTTTCGGATTCTAAGAAAAGTAGAGAACCTTTAACGAACTCACATAAGAAAGTGTCTATTTCTCCACTCAATACTATTATACGTTGATTTAATAGATGGTGGAATATATCTGTTGGGTGTGTATTATCTTCTAAGAAGTTAGATTTCCCATACATTAATTTTGATAGTGATGGTTTATTCATTAAAAAATTTCCATTTTTATTGTTTTATTAAAAACATATTACTGTTTATTATATACTAATGTTTGGTATGTGTAAATTATACTAATTAACGTAAAAATCAATTTACCTCATAAAAAGTGTATTTTTAGGGGTTTTAGATATAATATATACAACATAAAAATAAATAAAAATTATGAAGACTACAGTAGAAATAGAAGGATATTTAATTGTTGTAACTGGTGACGAAGACAGAATTTCTGTAACAGCTACGCTAGACGAAGAAGTTGTGGAAGAATTCACAATTGAAATCGAAGAAGGTGAAGAAGGTGGAGAGGATCTTAAAGCTTTTGATGCCGAAGAAGGACAAGGTGAAGATTTCGAAGAAGTTCCAGGTGGAGCCGAAGATGAAGATGAAGATGATGATGAAGATGAAGCTCAGCTAGAATCATTTACATCTTTTGTTTCAAAAAGAAAAGCATAAGTTAAAAATAATGAGTTGGTATAATGAAAATATACCAACTCATATAAATTTTTCTATAAATTTTTGATAATTCTTATCGATTATGAAAATGAAATCATATCCCTCGGATATAGATGCTTTTTCTTTTGCTATATTTTTATCATAATACTTATCGTAATAATATTTGGATTTTATTTCACATATTAGATTATATTCCTTAATTAGGAAGTCTGAGTGGTAGATTCTATTTTTACCTTCAAACTTATATTTCACACTATTACCTTTCAACACATTAATATTATTGGATAGGCAGAAGTCAAGGAAATTTTGCTCATATGTACCTCTATACATAATACCTGTTTCGTGCATTTTTATTTTTTTACCAGACTTTTGTGCTTTTTCGAATAATTCCGGAGAATGTGATGGATTCACAACACCATAATGTCTCATTGTGGTTTCCTCTTTCTTTTTTTTAATATAGTTTAATTTCGAAACATTTACGCCATATTTACTACATGATGAGCAAGCATATAAATTTTTTTTTTTTTATTTGGTTGTGATAATTCAGAGATTTGATATATCTCTCTTGTTTACAGAACTCACAAATTACATATATTTTAGTTGATACTGTTTGTGATATATCACAACATTTAATAGTAATTATTTCCTGTAATGTAGATACATAACCCTTACCTTTATAATACTCAAAATTTCTTTTAGAAATTTTAATATCAACCTTTTTATCTGAATACATTAAAAGTATATATAAAACAACTGACTCGTCCAAATCCAAGGTAGATTATATTATTATATATATATAGTTATGTCTAAGCACCTAAAATATAAGGAATTTGAAGTTCCTGAATATATTCTTTACTACGCATTTGATGTTGATGATAATTTATTATATATGGATACTAAAATACATATGGAAGAAAATAAAGGTGGTACTTGGGTACCAGTTGATGTTTCGACCACTGAGTTTGTGAAGGTAAGAAGTAAGCAAAATTACAGGATTGTAGAAAATGATCCTGATAAAGCCTTCTCGGAATTCCGTGACAACGGTCCGAGGGGGTTAAATGCTTTCTTAGAGGATACTAAAACAGCAATTGAGAATAATCAATTTGGACCGGCTTGGGAAGACTTCATAGAATGTCTTATCAATGGATCAATTTTTGCAATTATAACAGCTAGAGGTCACGAGCCAGAGGGTATTTTATTAGGAATTGAATGGATAATTGATAATTTTTTATCAGAGGAACAGAGAATTGATATGTATTCTAATCTATTGAGATTTGAATATGATTACGGTAAGGATGTTAATCATTTACCACGAGTGTTAAAAGGTGTTCCGAGTGATAATGAGGTTTTTAAAAGATATTTATCTTATTGTGATTTCGTGGGTGTATCTTCTCCATCAAGAGGTGGTGATGCATCAAACCCAGAACAAGGAAAGGAAGACGCGTTGTTATCCTTCAAAAAGAAAGTTAATAAATACGCTATGGATATTGGAATACCAGCAAAAATAGGATTCTCTGATGATGATCCAAGTAACGTTAAACGTATCGAAGACTTAGTAAACAATCTAGACCATGAAACTTTTTCACACATTGATGAATATGTCATTAAAAATACGAATGATCCGGATAATGTAACTAAGATGGTTCGAACAGTTGAATCAAATGCCAACATTAGTGTTGGTGGTACTGCTGGTTTACGGTCTTCATTAGTCGGATTTAAAGACTTTGGTAAACTGAGTGATAAAACTCACACCAATAGTAGTAAAGACGATGATGGTGGTAATACACTACTTAGGAGATCATCTAGGGAATTGGCTAAGATGGCCAAGGAAATAGTAGATGATGAAAAAGAGAAAGAGTCTACTGATAATGTGAAAGTTGGTAAGAGAAAAGAAAAGAAAGTTATGGAACATTTAAATAATTTCTCTAAATTTAACGAGAAACAGTATATAGATAATATTATAAAAGCTGATAAATTGGCTTTGATGAATCCGATAACCAAAGAAGACATTTTACAAGCAAAAGAAGATTCGAAGGAGCCAGAAGCTCACTCGAATTAATTACTCTCCTCTCATATATTTCTGAGCACCATACATAATATACAATGCTCCAAGTGATGGTATAGCAATGGCTATGACAACACCAAGTGTGGTATCAACCATATTGAAGTGATTTACGAATAGATATCCTTCAAGTACCATAAAAAGTACTCCAATTATCATTAGTGTTAATCCGTTTAATTTCATATCATTTAGTCTATAAGTAAAAATTCATTTATATCGAGTAAGATAAAATCACAACCATCTACTGGGTAAGTACTTGACTTGTGAAAATGTCCATAGTGAAAAGACTTCAATTTATTGTTCTTCATTATATCTTCGATAATCTTAGTAATCTGTGTCCGCTCATTCACAAGATCTTGTAAAAGTGTCGGATCCTTTTTGGTACGTTCCATTATCATGGGAGTGTGTATAGCAAATGGAGGACTGAAGTTTGGTGATGTGTGACACACCATTCGATCGATACCAGTTACAGTCTCACAGAAGTTGTAATCAAAATTGATTACTTCATCCTCGAACCATCCCATACCTCTCTCAATACGATCAACTCTATCGATAGAGACAGCCCCACCGATGAAGAGATATGTTTCATCGTTTATATCCATGACTGTGTAATCAGGTATGAATTTTATGTTAGTCAATGTTTTCTTGAACTCAACATACATATCATCTTTGAACCAATCTGGATCATCGTGATTCCCACGAATAGCAAATAAAAAGTTATTACCCTCCACGAGTTTGTTATTCAGAACTGTCATGTTCTGCTTATCATTCTCATAAAACCCAATACCAAAATCACCTACTTGTATATAGAGTGATTTTTCCATACCAATTTTTTCAATATGGTTGATTATAACATCAAAATGACCATGAATATCACCAAGGGCTATTACATTATCAAATTTTAATTTCATAGTACAAATATATGGATTATATTATTAAATATATAGGATTATGTATAAAAATTTTAATGAATTTATTGTTGAGACAATAAGTAATGATATACCCTTTTATTTATCCATCGATTTGAGGATGATTTTAGAACAGATGAAGAATGATGGTAATGTCAACGCATCTTCAATATTAATGAGTCACGGGCGTGATGTAAAATCCGACATGACCTACATCAATATATCCAATAGAAATGATATGGTTACTTTCATACATGTTGGTAAAATAGGACAACTATATAACCAGTCTGGTTCGAAATTGGCTTTTAAGGATTGGATATCAGAAGAATATGATAATCCTAAATCTGTAGTTTGGAGTCGAATGAGAAATCCGGTTAAGGTCGGAAAATTTTTAAATAAGATTGATAAGATAATCGGATTGGGTACCACTGGTACAGAAACTGAGGAATTTGTGCTTTTATATAAAATAAATTATGACATAATACATAATGTATCGGATAGTAAGTTTGAGAATTTCGAAGTTGTTACTGGTGAAAATATACGAAAATGGTATCTAGAAGATAATTATGTGTCTGACCAAGGTGATCTTGGTAATTCGTGTATGAGAAAATCGAAGTGTCAGGAATGGATTGATCTCTATTGTGAAAATACAGATGTGTGTAGTCTACTTATTTTGAAATCGCAAAGGAAAGGGAAAATTTCTGGACGAGCTTTGATATGGAAAACAGATAAAGGTATTGTTATGGATAGAATATATTTTTCTGATGAACCAGTTCAAAGGTTATTCAAGGCTTATGAACACGAAAATAAGTTAGTGCCATTACATAATTTAAAAAATCAAACCATAACAGTACAATTAACATCTTTCAAATTTGATAAATGGCCATATTTAGATACTTTCAAATTTATAAACACTGAGAGTGGGAAACTTTATAACATGCATGAATTTCCGGATGATAACATTTTAAAATTGAAAAGTGCTGATGGTACTGCAAGGTCGGGAGGAATTTGGTCTGAGCATGAGAGAGAATGGTTAGAAGAAGATGAAGCTGTTGAATCGATAATTTATGGATGGTTGAATAGGGATAATTCAATTAAATTAGATTTTGATGGTGTCTGGTATCCAGAATCGGCAGAAGAGGTAGTAAGTTCTAAATATTTCGGTGGTTATTACCATGCAGATGAATCGGAATATTCTGACTTATTAGAGGATTGGTTACCCAGAGATAAAACGGTTAAATACTGGAATAATGATACACAAATGACTGATTTTATACCCATAGGAATGAAATCGGTTTTAGTGGATACTATTCAAGGTGGTGAGGATGTTAAATCCTTAGTGAAAGATGTTATATTTGATCCAATTGGTAAGAAATACCATTTAATAACTGATGAGGTTGATGGTGTGTCTATATCTGATTGGATTGCTAAGCGTGTGAAAATACTATCAATCGAGGAATTAGCTAAACATATAAAAACAGATGAGATAGATTATACCGATTTTGATAAAATGTTAATGACCGGAAATAGGTCTGGTACATTTGATTTTAAAACAATACCAATATATTTCAAGGATCGTAAGAAGGAAGATTTCCACACTTGTCTTAGATTTTTTTTAATACTACATTGTGTTATTGGTGTAAATGATATAGAGAAAGTTATGTGTAATCAAGCAGAATATTCATATAGAGGATTTAATAACTTGGTGATTACCGATGAAATGAATCCGTATAGTGATATGTTGTCGAGTGATTTATATGATTTGATAATGAGTGAGGGTACTACGAAGTCACATAAGTTAGCTTGGACTATGTATAATTTCGCCTTAATACAAAGACATAAGATAATACAAAATCCTGAAGCATTGTTTACATTCAACTATGAATATTAAGCAACTACTCATTCAATACTTCAAATATTCTAGATTTCTCAGTATATGGTATTCTTATTAATCTGATTTTGTTTTTCGAACACCATTCATTTTTTATCTTATCGTACTTTTTAACTTTTTCTAGAAAACTTTCACCACCATACTTAGAAACACTTTTAAAATGATGCTCGCCATCATATTCAATACATATATTATATTTGAAACTTAGATTTACACAAATCATATAATTGATATGGAAAAGTACATACAGAGTATAGTAACGAACATAATAAATAAGGAATTTTCGGATAGAATGGAGCGGGTTGTGATAACACATCACCATGACCGTGTGCAGTTTAGGTGTCCATATTGCCATGAAGGTAGAACTAAAACGAAAAAAAGAGGTAATGTTTATTATAATAAATTATTGTTTGTGTGTTTTCGTTGTGATAAAAAAACGGGATTCGATAAGTTTGCTAAAGATTTTAATGAAGTCTTGGACCCTGATAAGAAAATGGAGATTATTGAACATCTCAATAATAACATAACCTATAATGATTATCAGGACGATTTCATCGATACTAAGTTTGATGATTTAATATCACTCGAAGAACTGACACACGCCTTCAATGTTAAGAAGGTGAGTCCAATATATGATTTTGAACCTATCGTTAAAAATGGTGGAATATATAAATACCTAACTGGTCGTGGTATCACTGAGGATAAACACACCAACATCTATCAAGCAAAGTATTCGAAGGGTGATGAAGGATTTGAACATGTTATTGTTCTATTGAATCGTAGAGAGGATCGGGTATTGGGTATTCAAGTTAGGAATCTAAGAAAGGGTAGAAGGAGATTCTTTGTAATTTATAATTATGAGACATTATCTGAATGGGTAAATCCTGATAATGAAATGGATGCTCATCAAATGATTGTTTATAACAAGTTGAGTTATTTCTTCAATATACTCAATGTTAATCTATCCTCTACGGTAACTCTGTTCGAGGGATATTTAGATGCGTTATTTTATCCAAATTCTATCGGAGTTGTGGGTGTTAATACCGACCTCAAATTCCTCGAAAGTAATGATATCGACTTGCAGTACTTCTATGATAATGATTCAGCAGGGTTTAAGAAGTCATTAGAGAAGATATCTATGGGTGGTCATATATTCTTATGGTTGAAACTATTCGAAGATATTGTAGAACGTAAGAAAGGTTCTGACCCATATAAATTATACCACCGAATCTCTCAGGTTAAAGATTTGAATAAGTTAGCTGAATTGGTCCCACTACCATATAGTAAATTGAAATTAGAAAATTATTTCTCTGATGATGTTTTCGATGCTAAGTGGATACCCAAAAATAAGTGGAAACCCAATCGTGAAGAGATTGATTATGAAAGAAAATTCCGTGAGAATGATTTTTAATTGGTGTTGTGAGATATGTATATGTGTAATTGGTGTATATACGGGTATATGAGTATGTATTTTTTAATATATAGTATATGATAATACCAGAAGATATTAGAATTAAATTATCCAATAAGAATGTGTCCTATTATAGTAATATACTGGGTTATGGATCGATTGGTGATTTTGTTACGGTATCCAGTTTGTATATAACAAAGGGATCCAGTATTAAAATTAACGCTAAATGTGATTACTGTTCTTGTAAAAAAGAAATATCTATTAAAGATTATAATAAACAGACAAATGTTGGTGAATTTAAATTTGCCTGTTCACGGGTGTGTGTGTTGATAAAAACCAAGGAAACTAATTTACGAAAATATGGAGTTGAGAATACATTCCAAATCGAATCCGTTAAAAGTATTATAAAGGAGACTAAATATAATAAATATGGTGATGGTAATTATAACAATAGGGAACTGGCCGGAAAAACATCACTTGTTAAATATGGGGTAAGGTATCCATCATCATCTAAGAAGGTTAAGGATAAGGTGAAAAATACGAATATTAAAAAATTTGGATATGAGTACCCATCTATGAATCCAGACATATTGAATAAGATGGTTAATACGTGCATGTATAGGTATGGTGTGTGTAATTTTTCAAAGACGGAAGATTTTAAGAAAGGAGTTCGTGAAAAGTGGTATGAAAAAATGTATGAAAAACTATCGGATATTGGTGTTTTAAAATCATCCAAAAATGGTGAGTATGTGATAAATTGTATTGAGTGTAAAAATGACTTTAAAATATTAACATCTTTGAGAAATAAAAGGATATTTAAGTGTGATGTGGTTTGTACGGGTTGTAATCCTTTAAAACAAAATGTAAAACAAAATGAAGTGTTTAATTTCATATCCGAACACATCAGTTGTGATTTGAATAATAGAACTGTCTTATCTGGTATGGAATTGGATATATATATATCGGATTTAAAGGTTGGTATTGAGTTCAACGGGTTATATTGGCATTCTGAGATATATAAAAAAAATACATATCATTTAGACAAAACATTATCTTGTGAGGATAATGGTATTAAACTTTTACATATATGGGAAGATGATTGGGTTTATAAAACGGATATAGTTAAATCCATAATCCTAAATAAGATTGGTAAAACACCCAAAAGAATATATGGTAGAACTTGTGAAGTTAGATTGATTAAAGATAATAATATTATACGTGAGTTTTTAGATACCAATCACTTACAGGGGTTTATAGGATCAAAAGTAAAATTAGGACTATTCCATAATGATGAATTGGTTTGTTTTATGAATTTTGGAAATTTGCGTAAATCACTTGGTCACTCTTCTGTTGAAGGTCATTATGAGATGTTAAGATTTTGTAATAAGATTAATACTGTTGTTGTTGGTGGTGCTTCCAGGTTATTCAAATATTTTTTGAAAAATTACAAACCACTGTGTATAATAAGCTACGCTGACACATCTAGATATGATGGATCATTGTATAAAATGATTGGGTTTAAACGCATCTCAAATACAGTACCAAATTATTATTGGGTAGTTGATAAACGAAGGTGTCACAGATTTAACTTCAGAAAGGATAAATTGGTTTCTCAGGGGTATGATATACACAAAACAGAGATTGAAATAATGCATGAAAGGGGGTATTTTAGGTTGTGGGATTGTGGTAGTTCTAAATGGGTATTTATTAATGAAGATATCGATTTGAAAAATTAAGAATCTCATATAATGCTAATTTCCTATACTCTTTCCTTGTGGTATAGAAACATATCAGTCTTTAGCTGTTGAGTAGTTTATCTATCACTATATTTCTATATAGTGATTTGAATCTGTCGGTTCGGATATATTTAGTACACATTCGTTGGATCCCCGATGTCGTCACGAAAAATATATTAATCACTCGATTGTGTTGCGTAATTCCGATTATCTTTTCTGAGAATTTTGGTTTGTAAATCATCTCAACAATTGATAAATCTATTTTTATAAAATACTCGGAATGTTGTTCAAAATCTTCACGCCACACTAATGGTTTATCACTAAGGAATAAATCCATATATCTCCTATCATACATTATGAATTTTATATTAGATTATTAAAAATAGGTATTCTGGTTAAATGAAATCATCTGCCTTTCTATTTGGATTTTTCTTTGATAAGTATTTTGAATAGTCTAAATCTCCGCGGTCATTGTTACAATCAAAACAACATATCATTAGATTAACTTTTGAGTTATTACCACCTTTTGATATGGGTATAATGTGATCAGTTGTGGCGTTTTCTTCGGTAATACTACATTCACAGTATACACAGTGTGTGTTTCGGTGTTTTTTGATATACTCCTTGGCGTACCCAGAAGTTCTTCTCTTTACGTTTTTACCACTCCATTTGAGTCCGATAACAACGAAATTTCGTAATCTTTTATACCTTTTACGATGTATTATAGATTTCTTGTAATTTGGATTCATCCAAATAGCTATCGAAATTAATATTTTCCATTTATCCCATATATGTGATTGAACTGATATGAAATGTTGACTTTTTTCTTTGTATATCCAATATACTAATTTTATAATATTCAAAATTATTAATTTTATTTATTTAAATAATGAGTTGATGGTTATACCATCAACTCATGTTCCGGTATCTCAACTCCGGAAACCTTGTTATAAACACTTATAACTGGCTCAACAAATACTATCCAATCTACGTGTAGATAATCTAATTCATTTAAATCCATTTTTGATTTCTTAACTTGTATTGTGAAATATTTATGATCGGGTGTTCTAACAATAATATCTGTCCCGAATAACATATCAATCATATCTCCATTACCACCAGTGTATGCAATTTCATATCCTAAATATTCCAACCACTCAATTACTGTTTCCTCAGCTTCCTCACCTCTCTTAGAGAATTTCTTAATCTCGTTAACAGAAGCTTGTAGGTCAGTAAATGTGAAATGTTTCTTAAATAACTCACTCATTATTGGCTTTAATTTAAGTAATCCTAATTTTGGATTTTGTAAAATTTCTTTATAGGCTTCGAGTCCTTTGACCGGATTATCATTGAAAATCCTAACTATTAATTCGGCTAATAGTAAAGCTGTATCGGAATAGTTTGTATTTAACTTGTTAACATAGTCCCATTTGCCTTTTTCGTTGTAAACCAACATCATATCTTTTGAGCGGTTCTTCTGTGTTCTGATAAAGTTAAGTGGCATGGATGTTCGTTCCAGAATCTCTATTCCTTTATAGAATTTATCTAATTGTTTTTGTGGGGGTGGTGTTCTGTGTGGTAATGTCATTTCATCAATAACATCTCTCATACCTAATTCTTTACTTATCCACCTTCCTAGTGGTCGTATCTTGTGAAACAAATCATCTTTATCGATACTCTCTCCTTGTGTAGTGCTCTCTATAATTCTACCCATTAATTAATATTAATTTTTCTCACATTGACTCAACTTCACTTACGACATACTCTAAAAAAGAATCTAGTTCGTGTTCAAGTCCTTCACAGAAGTCAAATATATCATATTCATCTTTTGAAAAGTCGGCAGATATCTCACCAGTCTGATCATTGGTAATAATCATACCCTCTAATCTCCCAGATATCTCTTTGCCGTTATCAAGCGTTATATCTGATACGTAAATAATTCCGATTAGTTGTTTAATTTCACCTAAATATTTTACCTCACTAAGTTGAAACTTTATTGGTAAGGTATCATGTTCAAAGACTACTTCGTTTTCCATCTTTGTTAATTTGTGATGTATTTCTTCCTCCTCACCAGTTTTATATGAGTCCATGAACTGTCTTTCTTCAGGTGTTATGGATTCTATACCATATTTATGTATCTTATCTAACACCTCATCGGCCCGGTCAGAGTGTGAAAATCCTTCATATCTCATTAGATGTCTCATATGTTATATATTTAATATGCGATACCAGATATAGCCGACCAGGTTGATCCCTGTGTCTCCATTTTACTTTTAACACCTCGGTATGTGACATCGGTATATCCTTTTGTTTCGTATATAACTAAGTAACTATTTTTTAAACTATCAATTAGATTATTGAAATTAGTATAATTCTCACTCCATAATATGTTTGATATTTTCCGAGATCGTTCATACTTCTTTTGTTCCTTCTCCATTGAGTCAAAAAATATTATCATCAGTCCTTTTGATCCATCGTTTGGATGGTTTTTCATTCTATTTACATCTAATCCCTCATAGTATTTGATATGATTACTCTGATCTATTAACTTCATATAATAATTGGTTTAGTTTTTCTAATCGATGTGTTTCGATTATTCGAGTTCTTAGATTTAAATCTGTTTTGAATTCGTATAAGAAAGTATAAAAGTTAAATTCAGATACTTTGGCTAGAATAAGCCAAGTATGTGTTAGTTTTAAATGTCTTTTTTTATCTTCGAGATAATAGACGAAAGTATTATATAACTTATGTTCAATCACAAATTATATATTACTTAAGAGCCTCTCTATGTAATGATATACTTAATTATGTCTATATTGTTATTTTTGTTTTAATATGTTGTATTTTTAACTGATGATAAACTTTAATATTTGATAGTTTCTAGATAACTATTTATCTTATTACGTCCTTTTTTGTTTATTTTAATTAAATGTCTGTTCGAAGCTTATCATTAGCTTAGAATTCTCTCCCTCAACGAATATAAAGTTCCTAAATACGTTGAAAGTAATATCTGTACCTGATGTATCAATCATAGGTAGATGATTCTTATTAATCATTATATGAGAGTCTGGTTGATCTGTATCAGCGACCTCCATTTCCCACAACCCGTCTTCGGACAATTTAACGGTATTGTTTTCGGCATTAATATTCAATATTCTTTTGGACTCATCTGTATTTATCTTGGAAAGTTTTGAAATATCGGTGAAGTCAGATTCATTAACATCAAAGCTCCATTCTTTTTTACTTGGATCCAAAGTTTCATTCATCTGTTCCTTTGTTATATTCTTAATCTCATTTCTATCTCCGGTTTCTACTTTCAATTTTAACTTACCACTAGTTAATTGAAATTGTCTAACCTCAGTTCTATCATCATCAAATATCTTATAGGTCACCTTACATTTAATCTTCTCATTCGTTTTAACAAAATCTATGTTCTTAACAAATTTCTTAGCACCGAGTATAATACAATCGATTGTGTGTTCGATACTGTTATTTGATTCTATGAAATCAATTCTATCCAATTGGTAAGATTTCATAGCCAATACTATCTGAGATGAGCCTAATATTGAGTATATAAATATTTTATCGTCAGTTATTGATAACTTAATGTTATCGCTCAAACGTGTCAAATCTTTTAATTTTCTTCTAAACTCATCAAAGTTCTCTGGAACGAATTCGAATGTGATATTCTTAGTTGTCATTTATTGTGGTTATTTATACTTAATATATACTTTAAAATAGGATTTGTTTATGAGTAGATTGATAAAATTTTTTGAGGAATATGGGGATAGTGTTGTAGACGCAACAAAACTTATGAAATCAAGATTTCAAGAATTAGAATCTTTATCATCTAATGCTGAGGGAAATATTCTATTCACATGTACGAAAAAGGATCCAACTGGGAGTTCTTTTGAGATGGTGTGTTCCTTAACCGATATTAGTAATCCAAGTTTTGGAAGCAAGGAATGGACCATCAATGGTCAATCATCTATCTTATTCGAAAATGGTGAGCGTGTAGATGTTAATAATTTAAGAGATTGTCTTGATGTTATTGAAAAGGCTGTTCGTGGAGCTATAAAATAAATTAATAGTTATGTATAAATATTTAATAACATTCAACGAATATAAAACTAATGAATTTAGTGATTTAATCGATGCTAAAATGTCGGAAATAAAAGATCTTGTTTCTAATTTCGAAAAATATATATTTCACTGGGATATCCAAGAAAATGGGTTATTACATGTATATTTGAGTCATGATAAGTTAAAACTTGATAGTTCTTATGTGTGTGAAATGGATGTCGAAAAAGGATATGTGAAAGAGAATGAAAATAAAAGAAAGATTAAAAGTGTAGAAGAAGGTCTTGAAATAATAGAAAAGAGTGTTCAAGGAATTCTAGGTGTGTCGGAAAACGGCCATTATGACAGTTCGATTACTAGACACTCTATTCAAGACATTAAAAGTAAAATTGAAAGTATTCAAAATCATTTTGATGCTTACTCACGAGACTCGGATTACTCAAAAGACCATATGAACAGACTTGTTGCCGAATTAGAAAATGTTCTAAGACCTTATGATAAAAAGGTTACTGAGTTTATTGTAGATAAATTATTATTCGATATACCTGATGAAAGACTTTCCAGTGAGATAATAAAACTTGGTGATGATATTATGGGTTTGTATGGAACAGAACCAAAACAAGTTATGGAAGCCTTCGATACAGCTTTCAATCATCTAGAAAAATATGTTAATAATATGGATAACTTGGATGATGAAGACTCGGATTTAGTTAATCCTACGGAAAGAGATTCACAGAATACCGGTGATGAAGATGAGTTTGGTAACTCTATCGATTTTGATAGTTAATTTAACAAATCTTCTAATTTAGAAATTCTAGATTTGGTTAAAAACTCCGGTTGTTCATCATATGTATCATCAAATATAATGGTTTCCCGTGATTAGACGAAATACGTTTAATTTCATAAACTACACATCAGCTAAAGACTTGTGTGTTTTACGTTCCGTCATATAAACCTTTTATCCCATCTTGTCATATCACTTGAATCAAATGTTCTCATACCAATTCTGAAACTTCTGTTACAATATCGTTAATTGATGCTCTCTCTCGTATATCCTCATATTTTAATTCTTTAAGAATAACACCGTACTCATATACCCATTCCATTTCATCAATTACATCATCAAATGTTGAATCAGTAGATGTAACAGTGATATATCCATCCGTTACTTTAACAAGTTTTGGAATACCTTGTTTTGACTTCTTGAATGATTGTGAAGTTTTGAAGTTCTCATCTATTTCAGTCGGGCTCTTAACAACATTTCGTTCTTCACCGTCATAGATAGCGTAACAAGCCTTAGTTGCAAAATTCTGTTTGTCTCTATCAATCTCCGCCTGTAGTAGTTTACCGCCCATACCAAAAACAAGGTTCTCAGGAGAAATCTTCTCTCTTCGTAACATGTCATATATTTCATCAATTGAACCGATGTTTACACCATCCCCTTGAATAACTCGAACTTGTGGAGGTAATACTTTATAACCCTTTGTATTCGTTGTATATCCAAATGATGAGAAGAGTGATTTGAATATTGTAATCAATGTGTTAATAACATGACCACTATCAGGACGAATCACAAGTTGATTACCCGGTAATTCGGGTCTGTTGAGTATCATTGACTTCAACTCTTTACCCCAAATGTTATCAACAGCGTTCTGAATGTCATACGTATCAGACACACAAGCTACGATATGGTCCGGAAACTCTTCTAGGACTCTTCTCATCATATTAGCCTCACCCTCCTTACCTTCGAGACACATAATAGAGTGTTCTGTTGCTGGAACAGTTTTTCCATAAATCAAATCCGTATTGTAGTATTCTCTGATAAGTTTAGATGCTGCCGTTGTGTCTGAACCAAAGAAGTTCAATAGGTGTGCCGCCCCACCGATTCCAGCCGATTGAACTGATGTTGATGCTCTGAAACCAAAGTCGTTTAGAACAAATTCCATCAAGAAATTCTTCGTTTCAACTGGTAAGTCAGTCATTTCATCAAAAGCTGATTTAACAAGTTTCTTAACTTCTCTTGAAAGTGTTGCTACCGTGATTGGGTACCACACTTGCAGAATGAGTGTTTCGAGGAAGTTGGTAAGCCAAGCACAATTTGGATCAGTATTCTCAATGTATAGAAGTACGTTCTTCGTTGTAACAACTGTACCTTCGGGAACAGCTTTGATTCTGATTGGTAGTTTCCCACCGTGTTCTTTAACAATGTAATCGAATTTTGAACGATCGAACACACCATCACGTCCAAATATCCCAAATTCTGTACCAAGGTAGTCGTGTGCTTCATCAACATCATCTGCCGTTATTGCTATACCTTCAAGATAATGTTTTAGAAAATACTGAAGTCCAAAGAATACTGTTTCTGAGAATTCACCACCTCTCGATTCTAGATACGAACCCATTTTTTCAAGTTTATCTGAATAGAATTTTTGGTGTGAATACTTATACCCATCACTGAGTAAAATTAGATTGTTCGGTTTATCGAACAATTTCTCTATCAATGGCTGTAATTCAACAAACTCATCGAAATTTTTTGATTGTATGGCTGCTTCGAACCTTCGTTTAATACTTCTCTTTAATGATCTTTTCATAACAATTAGTTTTTTATTTTAAGATATTCTTCTAGTAATGGTTGATGTGAATCAATCATTATTTCTTTTTTCAAATCCTTCATTTCAAACTCTTTTACTTCTTCATAACCATTATATGGTTGTGGATGTCCATAAAGTAATTTAGTCTCGAATACTGTTGCCATGATACTATCACGACTTGACCTTACTCTCCAATCATTCATATTTGAGGAGAATAGATATTTAAATTCATCGGTTTCCATCAGTCCAATTTTATCAGATAGTATGGATTTACCGATAGATTCTAATGTATTTTTATTTTCTTTAACAATTGCACCAATGAATCGATATTTCGTATCGAAGAATTTTTTAGCCAATAATACTTTACCATTCTTTTGTGGAACGATATAAACTGCTGGCATGATTCGTGGTGGAGTATTGTATGCCGTATAGATACATCCATATCTAAAATCTCGTGTTGCTATACTAACTTCTGATATTTTCTTTCTGATATCGGTACCTGTATAAGTACCAAGTTGCTTTAATTCGGTTGATTCGAATGAACCACCACCAATCTTATATGATGGGATGAACGAATCTCTTGATCCATACATTAATACATCACCTTGTGACTCTGGGAAAACCTCTCTTATTCGTCTATCTAATTCAGATGCCCATCTTGTATTTGTTTCTTGGTCAGGCAATGACATTATGACGGCATTAGGATAATCCTTTTGTACCATTAATTTTCTTGTATTGAAATCAAGTGGATTTTCTAAGTTTCCTACAAATTCCGGTACTCCAAGAAAAATGATAATCTTACCGTGGTTTTCAGAAACTTGTTTGATTATATAATGATGTCCCTCATGTATATCATCAACTTGTAATCTTGCAACTACTACTCCTATTGTGTAATCTTCGGTATCTATCATGTTGATTTGTCTTTTATATTAATTTGTAAATTAATTGTTTATTAAAGTATGATTATAATGTAAATCATATGTTTAGTATATTTCCAAGTTTTGAGTTTCTATCATCTTGTATAAGTTCGTTCAGACACCCTGGCCAATATATTTTTTCGAGTTCGGATTCTTGACTGCTTAGGTTACGTTTGGTTATATAATCTTCTAAATACGAATCTTGATTCTCTCTAACATAATCAGCCCAATCTTGTAGTTCTGTTGAATCGACTAGTGGTTCATGACCTCTAATAGCAATTTCACGAGATCCATCAAATATGAGATATCCTTGTTTACTGTGTTTAATATCTACTGAAATGTGTCCTTTACTGTTCACATCACAAATATAATCATTCAACATTATATTGAGTGATCTACCAAGGGATAGGAATTTTATTTCATTATTAATAGTGACACATATAAAATGTCTAGTTGTTATTGGTGTACTTCGGATATTTAATGTTCCCTTTGTCTTTCTTTCTTTCTGATAAAGTCTCATTAGAAAATCGTTTTTATCGTAAATTAAAGAAGTATCAGCATATACATATCTGACAGACATCTTCATAACAAACTTCCCGTCTTTGGTAGGTATAGGTAATGGTTTTATTAAATCTCCACTTCTAATTATGTGTAACTTCATCGTTACAAAATTATAAATTAAATCATTGATTCCAAGCTTTCTCTCAGAAACTTCTCAATTTCTTTTGCCTTTGTGCGTGTAGTTTTGACATCCAACTGTAATCTCCACGTACAAACTTGTTCATCGGTCTGATCTAATTCTTTAAATTTAACATCAATAGTTTTGTGTTTTATATAAAAATCTGATTTAAAATCTTCTAGTGGTAATGATATTTTTATACCATCCGAATTTTTCTTAACGATATTATTCTCAACTAGTATTTCTTCACCCTCACTGAATATTACTTTATCGAGTATATAAATATCTTTTTTAGCAATGTAAATCATGTATAATATATGTGTTGTGTTTTGAAAAGTTCAAATTATCTAGATAGTATGTTGAAAAGTTCGATGATGTTCTTAATAGTGTATTGTAATGCTTCAAGGTTTTTATTCATCAATCTAAGAAATTCAATATAATTTTCAATAATTTCCATATTTCTCTGTTCTTCACCCAAGTGAGCTTCGATAAGAATTTGTTTTTCACCATAATTGGTCTTTACACCAAATCCGGTTGCGTAAAATAAGAACTTGTCTTGTTTTAGTTTCTTTATTTTGACATCTTGTCTAGATCGTTTGTCTAGAAATTCGGAAATGTGTTCATTTGCTCTCTGTCGGTAAGCCAAAGCTAGTGATTGTGTTTCTGTGATACGTATAGATGTTTCCCGTGTTAGTTGGAGTTTGACTACTTCGAAAAGAGGTTTTAAATCTTTGGACCATACTTCTCTTTTTTGAAGAAAAAAGTTTTCTAATCGGTCATTCTTATCTTTTACTTTCTTTATATGATCTAATTCTTGTTGACTATATGCCTGCATGTTTGTTATATATTGTTATACGGTAATGTTTACAATTTCTTATCAAAAACATAAAGGTCGTATATATTATTACCCTTGACATTTTTAACATTCTTCAATACCGCACCAGTAGTTGAGTCTAATACTTTATAAATTCCTAAGTTATCACCAGCATCGGTTAATACTTTAATTGTGTTACCAGGTCTTCCGATTGCTCCTAATACAGCTATATACTGTGATCCATATATTGACTTCAGAAAACTAATACGTACATTATCAACACTCTTTAAGTTGTTTATGTATGGATTCTCATCGGCTGCTTTTAAATCTAGCTTTGAATCTGTTTGTGTTATACGTATAGTTGCAAATTTTCTATCGTCTGTGCCAAGTGATACTTCATCTCTGTTCTGTAAGTGATTCTTTTTAACAAGAGCCTGTTGATTTCTACGGATTGCATTAAAATCAGCACTGGCAATTATACCACCTCTCATTCCTTTATCATACATTTTATAACCTTGTGGGGCCAAACGGTAGAATGATCCAGTAAATGTCATTGATAGTATTCTATCGGCTCGGAATAACCTCCATATTTTATTGATGTGTCGGTTCTTAGATACTGACCATCCATTCAAGTGCCAACCTCTTAACAAAACCTTACCCTTTGATGATCGACCCATAACCATGGGATATATTACTCTTTCGTGTCCGGAGAAGTGGTTATCTTCTTCACCTTTATAGTTTAGTAAGAAAATCATACCATACTTGATAGCTTTGACCATTATATCTTGGTTATACTTTACTGGTTCGTTTATAGGTATGTTCTTAAACTCAGTTATATCCTTAAACGAAAATCTTGGTATGAACTCACGGTCTTCTCTGAGATTGTTATAAGATTCCTTTATAATGAACTCGACCGGTTTTCGGTTATGATAAGATTTAGAGGCTGATAAAAACATTCAGTTTGATTGGATTTGTTTCTATATATTAAAAATCCACATTGCACAAAAAACCCGACTTATAGTGTGGTTTTCCAAATATCATGTATGGTGAAAGCAATGAAAATAAAGATGATGAGTAATCGGTAAAATCGTTACTCTTGTCTTCGTGTTTCGACACAAGAACAAAAATGTTTTTGTGTATCCACATCTCTCAAACCCTATGTATAAATCCCAATCTTTACCTCCTAATATTTAATTTATCTTTTTTATTACACTAGAGTAATGTGTGTAATCTCATTGATGTCAATGTTCTCATCTGTTTCTAAATACTCTGAATTGAGAACCGTAACATTATCAATGGTATTATCATCACTCATTACGATATTGACTTTCTGATATCCCATTCCAGTTTCTGGTTGGTCAGTAAGAAAGTCTATTTGTACTTGGTTTAATTTAGTCTTCATTTAGTTTAATATTAATTTAGTTAATTTATTATTATACACTTAATTTTGTGAAGGTTTTAAGGTTTGTGTATTTTATATATAGTTGTATGAAGACACGAGAAGATCTAAATAAGTACTATGATCTTGTTAATAAGTACATTGATGCTTATTTAGAAGAATGGAATATAAAGCCATCAAAGCTTAAAAAATATTTAAGTAAATCGAGAGTTGATTCATTCTTAGAAAAGAATGGTCTATCAGACATAAACCTTATCGGTCGTGTTATAGATGATATAATCAATGATAGAGTTTCTATGGAAATAGATCAAGTTTTAACATTTGAAAGTTTCGTATCAGAATCTATTGAGAATAATGAGGTTGATGTTTATAGTAACTTACCAAATGCCGGTTTACAACACGAGAAAATTTTGGCCGATGCCTTTGATACATCTTTGAGTAGAATAAATGTGACCAATCCGGCAAAACATATGTTTAATGTTGATGGTATTCTTTCTGATAGTGATTGTGTTGTATTCACGAAAGATGATATAACGGCTATTACGGAAAATATGAAAGGTATGGTTGAAGAATCTGTTAAGACATCGAAAGTTAAAGTAAAGGGATTTTCAGTGGAATTAGAAATTGGTAAATTCTTAGATGAGAATAAATTGGCAAAATATTGTGAGGAGTTCTTAACACACGAAAAAGTTACCGAGGTTTTGAAAGAAATTCTTGGATGTGAAGAAGTTAAAAAAACAGAGTTGGGATTTATCGGTATGAATCCGAGTCAAAAACATGTAACATCATGATAACTATCTAATTTTTATTTACTTTATGGAACATACACCCTTCAGAAATACAGAACTACGTAGATAACAATTGGTATAAGCTATCACTTATGATGGATATTGATAATGAGCAAGACGAATATGATATTAAGAAAGAACTAGTAGAGTATTTCACAAAGTACCCTAATCAGATTTCAAAAATAAGTCCCTATCGAATTACTGGACCTAAAAATTACTTAGTAACTACTAATAATATCGGTGGAACTTACAATAAATATTTATAATGTTGTAGTATGAACTACAACTTACATTTCTTAAAACTTTTCAAGTTCTTCTTTTAATTTTTCAAGTTCTTTAACTTTAACGTCTTTAACCGAATCACTTACATTATCTAAGAATTTTTTATTATTTAATGTGTTTTCTAGTTTTGAAATCTTAGATAGAAGTACAACTTCTTCTGTCTGTTCTACTTTTTCTATTTTTTCGTCAACTTTGAATTGTTTTCTAATTTCTTTCATTTGGTCTTCTAACTGACTAATATCTTCATCGGAAGTATTAAGTTTTCCTGACTTTTTAGCCAGTAATCTAAACTCCATATATTTGTATTGGTCTTCAAAGATATTTCCGTGATTTCCGTATGTTGTTCTCATGTTCAGTTTTTCTTTATGACATTTTTGTATACACATTGTAAATATATACATAAAAAATTAAAAGCCCTCATCTCTGAGGGCTTTTAATGATTTGATTTATACTTACTTACATCACACAAGCTAAAGACTTGTGTGTTTTACGTTCCGTCATATAAATCAAATAATATCATTGAAAGTTGTATTTTGTGTTTGTGACATTACTACTACCAGCCTTGAATAGAAATTTTCCTCTATAACGATATTGGACTAATCCTTTTTTGTTTGTTTTATATAATACGACTTTCATAATTACTATTATTTATTGAAATAATTCATCAGCGTTAAACTCGTCATAATCTGTTGGATCATCTTCTTGAATATCATCAAATTCATTTACAGCATCTTCGATTTCATCGATTGATCGGTATCTGAAATAATCATTTACAATCGGCTCCATTTTCTTCATAACTTCATCTGTGAATACGTTAGCTTTGAATAAATCCTTGGTGAATACTGACTTCCCAAGGTGTCTTACATACCATCTTACACCACCTGGTTTGAAAGTAATTTCTCCCGTACTTTTATCAACTTCTTCTTTACCTTTAGCAATCCCAATTTCTTCATAGAACTCTGGTTGGCAAAAAGCATCTAATCCAGTGAAAGGATTCAAACCTGATACAAAAGATATTTCGAATTTTATTTTCTTTGGTTTAGCCAATCTATTTTTGGCAGTTTTGAATGTCACTACGATACCTGATGCACCGAGGTCCATATCATCTTCTTGACCAGTCTTCAATTTAGCTTTACTCATCATACCGATAACAGAACTTGAATAAACAAGAGCCTTACCACCTTTAAGTATTTGTTGAGGATACATCGATCCTTGTTCTAGATATACGTGGTTACACACAATCATTGGTATATTCAAGTACCCAAGGTCACTGTTAATTGAACGAAACATTGCAGCCATTGCTTTAGCTCTTGTCATATCAACTTTGAGATCACCTTTAAGTAAGTCAGTCTTTTCTTTATTAGAAGACATTTGACCAAGTGAGTCAAGTACAATAAGGAACGGTTGTATAGAACCATTCTTCAACTTCTCTTGTTTTAATTCATCCAATAATTGGGAAAGTAGAATATTTATATCTTCAACTTTATTTGACCTAACCAATTTGAATTTTTCAGGATCATTATCAATACCATAATTTGGTAAGTCACCAAATTGAATTGAATATTCGGTATCGATGTAAATAACACCCATACCATCTCTTTGTGCGTTTTTAGCAGCCGATAATGCTACGAAAGATTTTCCAGTTCCTGAGTCTCCTGCTACGGTGAATATTTTACCATATTCGATACCACCACCCAACATACGTGCTGAGAGTGCGGCATCTAAGAGATATACTCCTGTTGAGATAAACTTCTTTTCTTTTGCTTCTGTTTCAATCACAATTGCAACTTTCGATGTAATACTATTTAATAGGTCGCCCACTTTCGAGAATGAGAACCCTTCTTTTTTACTTTGTTTTTTAGCCATTTAAATTCATTCTTTTTAATATATATCAAATAAAACACACTCTGTTTCAAATCGAGTCGGGAAAGAATTTTCAAGGGGGTGTGAATTAACTTATATATACATAAAGACTGATAATCAAATGAGTAAAAAAAGAAATTTCTTAAGAAAGGCTAAATTAACGTGGGGATATAAATATGATTATTCGGAGGTAAATTATATCAATTACAGAACACCTGTATGTATCATATACGGTGATGAAATGTATTATCAGACACCAGGTAAACACTTGTCTGGTAAATCTCCTGAGAAGACTCCTATTAAGATGAGTAATAATCAATTCATCGAACAATCACAATTAATTTGGAAAGATAGATTTATATATGATAGATGTGTATTTGATGGAATGAATAAAACAGTGTCTATATTTGACACACATTTAGATAGATATGTGAACCAGATGGCTAAATCACATCTAAAAGGTCATATTGTTAATAGAGTTGATGCTGAAAATTTCATAAATCGATCTAATATGATATATCAGTATCAATATAATTATATATTAGATGATTATACGAATTTAAATTCACAGATACAATTGGTTTGTAGTAAACATGGAAAGATTGAAATAAAGGCATCATCACATTTGAATTCTTTCACACATTGTAAAGATTGTTCTGAATTTGATAGTGTATCTGATATTGTGAAATTCTTAGATAGATACAATCTTACATATTCTAGAAATCATGTATTCAATTCCACTGATATAACATTTGATTTTTATATTCCTTCTATTGGTAAGGTGATTGATTTTAGAACAAGGCAGAATTATCAACCAATCGAATTGTATGGTGGTAAAGAAACTTATAAAAATTTATGTGAACTAAATAATAAACGGACTGAATTATGTGAGGAAATATTTATAGATATAATTGTTGTTAGATATGATGTGAATGATGTTTATAAATTTCTATGGGATAATATTGGTCACTTTATATAACGGAACGTAAAACACATCAGTCTTTAGCTGATGTGTAGTTCATAAAGAAGTGAATTCATTAATATATGTTTAATATATAGATTATGAATTTTTTAAAAAGATATAAAGTTTTTGAAAAAATCTCATTGGCGATGGAATTTTGGCATGGTGGAATTCTTGAAGAATCGTATGATAAAAAAACACAGAAAAGGGGTCGATATGAATCTGGTCCTGGATTATATTTAACAACACATTATGAAACTGCTCAGAAATACGCTAAGGGAGGTCGTAAAATGTATAAGGTAACCATCGAAGAGGGAACCGATCTTAATGATGTTAAAATAAGTATAGATGATGTTAAAAGATTTGTTTCTAATAATGTGGTGAGTAGAAAACGAAAAGATGTTAATAAATCACTTGACCTACATAATCGTGGTGGTTTTGTTAAAGCTTACATATTAAATAACTCATTAATTAATAATGATGCACTTAGACCTAGTAGAACGGGAGAACTAGTTCAATTCTTTTTGGAACAAGGAATTGATTATCAAATAGTTGAAAATGCCTTTGTATGGGGTGAGCGTGTATTAGTATTGTATAATATGAAAAAATTAATCAATAAAACTATAATACGTTTTGGTGATAAAATAGAAACATTCGATTTACCCACCGACTTCAGTTAATAGATTACAACGTTTAATATATAGATAAAATAATTATATTAAATGGCAAATAACATTGGAACACTGGTATCTTCACCAATAAGACCTTTATCAACTGGTATGACAATTCCAACGGCATTTGCTGATGAGATAAGAGGTGGTCTTCATTCAGTTGATGATTTAGCTGGACGTAATCAAATACCAACTGACCGAAGAGAATTTGGTATGTTAGTTTATACAGAAGCTAGTGATGAATTCTATCAACTTAAACAGCTAGTAACAACGGATCTTTTTGATAATTCAAATTGGCAGTTACTTGCTATTGGTGCTAGTTCTAGTTCTATGAACGAGTGGCAAGATTCGGTCATATCTATAACTGATGATCCATCAGTATTAGTTCCGAGTAACGGAGATAGATATCTCATATTCGGTGGTATAAATGGATGGTTGGGTAAAGATAATCAAATTGCTCAATTTAGTGGTACTTGGACTTATACAATACCTACCGAGGGAATGTCTGTGAGAGTTGATGATGTACCGGGTCCAATTTACACATATCTAGATACAACATGGTCAAAACAAGAATTCGTAGATGATCCACTTTATCCACAGTGGAATATACCATCAGGAACTACTGTAAGCGTCTCCACTCAATCAATGTATTTATCATATGGTGATTTACAGATTGATGGATTGTTAAATAACTATGGTAAAGTAGTATTATTAAACGGTACTATAAGTGGTTCTGGTACAATTAATAATATAGGAAGTGCCTCTGTACAACAATTTAATCTTGTTTCAGATGTTATTGGAGGAACTGGAATAAACATAACACAACAAAGTCTTGGAACAAGAACTGTTGAGATTGATATTTCCGGAGGAACTGGGATTGGTGTTTATTCTACTGGTTCGAGTATAATTATGTATACGACACCAACGACACCAGTATATCCACAACACACAATAGGTGTGGGTGAAACATTAAGAGTTGATGATTATCAAACATATTTTGTATATGGAGATATGTATGTATTCGGTACATTGGATATAGGAACGTTTGCTAGAGTAGTTGTTGTTAATGGTTCATTAATTTCAGCTACCGGTTCTACGATATCTAATCCTGGTAATCTAGAAGTATATGATGCTATTGGTCCTGTTGGAGCAACGGGAGCAACTGGTCCAAGTGGTGTAACTGGATCAACGGGAGCAACTGGTTCAACTGGTTCAAGTGGTGTAACTGGATCAACGGGAGCAACTGGTCCAAGTGGTGTAACTGGAGCAACTGGTCCAAGTGGTGTAACTGGATCAACTGGAG